GAACGCGACGCGCCACGGTATTCCAATTAAGTCTTTTGGTTTAATACCTTTACTGGGCGCAGGTCTAGTGACACCGTAATCTTTATCACCACGTAATGATTGATTTGTCGTGGTTCGTCGTCCGCCAGACGAATAACTATCACCAAGATTTAACCACACCGTCCCATCGTCCCGTAATACCCTTTTAATCTCTCTAAATACATCTACGAGGTTGTTTACGTACTCTTCAGGAGTTTCCTCTAGACCTAATTGATTATCCATTCCATAATCTCGTAAACCCCAATAGGGTGGTGATGTTACAACGGTATGGATACTTTTATCTTCTAATGTTTTTAATGTGTTGCGGTTATCTCCGCGTAAAATTTTAACTGTCATTCTAGTGCCTCTATTATTTGTCGAACCCATGAGTCCTCGTCGATCATTTCAAAGTACAACCACGTACAATATTGATCACTTAAATTACCTTGCAGGAATTCATCGTACCTGCAGTCGCGCATGAAGGTTTGGTAAGGCGTATGATAAACATAAAGGTAACAACATACGCCCACCGTGATACACGCGATTACGAATTTAACCACGTGAATTAATAATCTCTCTAGCTGTTAACTGCTCTTGCCAGTTATCAACTTTAGATTGTTCTTTAGAAATAATATTTCGGATCATATCTAATTGTCTCTGCCAAACGTTTAACAACTCATCAAGAGTAGTTTGGTTCCACACATGAACACCAAAGAATTGAGGATTTCTTTTTGGCACCTCAAACTTTTCATGACCTTGCTCCACAAGATATCTTCTAAAGTTAATATCTAAGTTTTTGTAAGGATACCAAGGAGACTGTCTAAAGTCTTGCCATAGGTCTGCTTTAAGCTTTTTAAGCTCATCATTCCAAACAACATACTCATCAGATGCTTTTATCATTTTATCAAGTTTAGCTTGATTAGGTTTAGATCCCAAAATGATAGCCTCTCTGTCTCGCAATTGCTTGATATAAGCAATCTTACCATCTGGAGATTTCTCCCAAGGTTGATATCTTGCACCAATACAAACACCTGCTCTGTAACCAGCTTGTTCAAAGCCATGATCATACACAACACCATTCCAGTTACCTTCATCCCATCTCTCAATGTGACGCTCACAAGCACCACACTTAGCACGGTTCTCATTAGCATTTTTATGTAAAAGCTTTTCTGCTCTGATCCTAGCCTCCTCCTCGGTTCTTTTAATAACATCTTTACCTTGAGATAAGATCTTATCTACATTGTAAGTAGCAAGGCCATAAAAATACCAAGTAGAATTCTCAGGCTTTTCGTCTTCAATAATATATCTATTTGGTCTTTTGCTAAAATTAACCTCCACAAGGTTATGTTCTTTATCTATACCAAGACCCATAAACTTTTTGCCTTGCTGATAGATAGCAAAATCACTGTAGTATTTCCATAAGTTAAAATCTTTGTGAACTGGCGCCCAGATATTCTTTTTGTAATAATCTTTAGACACTCCAGTGATAACAAGGTTATCACCATCTTTGTCTGCAAATATTGTACCGAACTTAGTATAAGGTATTTTAAATTCTACTTTCTCCATTATCTTCTCCCTTTGTTTTGATGAGAATAAAAGTCTCTCACTAGTTTTTCTTGTTTGTTTCTTGCTTCAATTTCCCAAGGTGCGTCTTCGTAAGCAATGTCCTGCAAATACACACCGCACTCTTTACCTTCCCAACGAGCATGCGTTCTTTTATCTGAAGACCATACTCTTAACTGCAAACGATTTTTACAAGCTTGCTCAATGTGAACACACTCATGCGCTAAAGTTTGTAGTTGCTGAAAGTAAGATCTGTCTTCTCTAAGAATTATTTTGAATTCTTTAGTAGAAGATGATCCATTAGTTAAGATACTACAATTACCTAAAATGTTTTTCTTTAATACAGTTTTTCTAATGTGAACTTTAATACTTAAAGTGTTTTGTAATCTTGTAGAAATGTTAAGCTCTTTTAAAAAAAACTTAACAGCATTTTCATAGTTGTTCTCTACCCAACTAAGTCTTGGTAGAGACACTTGAATTTTTAGTTTTTTCTTTCTCATAACTTTCTCCTTTATGTTTATATAATAATTTATAATGATTTATTATATGTATTCAATACTTATCGATATTATGGCTGTTTTCTGGGGTTATTTGAGGGTACAGTTTCCCTCTTCATCGACCATTAATATGTGTATATTGAGCTTCTTCTGGAGGTCTGTTGGTGTGCGTGTAATAAGATATCCTTTTAATGCTCCTGACTTGCGTGTGCTTGTTGATTTAACATCGACTAATAATATTTCTCCGCGCTCATTGATACCAATTAAATCGCATGGACCTAAGCGCGAGAAATTATCAAAGACATAGTAACCTTGATCCGATAGAAATTTAATTGCTTGGATGTGCGATATGAAACCTTTTTGATGTTTTCTATTCACTTGATTTATATACCATCAGTGATGATACGTGTCACGTGGTCCGTGGTTCGCCTTACACTACTTACACCTTTTCCGACCCCTTTTAAAAAAAAAAAATTTAAAAATGAAATACTAGTGTAAGGTGTGTCAGGTAGACAAAATAATCGTTTGTTTAAGCCATAAACTACCTTACACTTGTCGAGTTTTAGTAGTGTAAGCCTGACACTAGTAGTGTAAGGTAAAAATATTGATTGGCAGAAAACAGCCCTTTTGTTCTTTGCACCACGAGGAAAATAATTTATATGTTGATTTATAAAGAGGGGTAGAAATAGTGTAATATGGTTAAAATAATTGATGGAAGAAAATCACGTAAGCTAACACCAATGCAATTACGATTTGTTTATGAGTTCTGCACTAAGACATTAATGGGTTTGCAATCTGCATCCGAGTCTGCACGCAAAGCAGGATACTCTGACTCTGCAGCTAGAAGATCTGCTTGGGAGTTACAAGACCCAAAGAAATATCCATTAGTTGCTGAGGCTATCTACGATATGAAAAAAGAATTAGCAGATAAGTATTCTGTTAATATGGATAAGCATGTTGCAAGGCTTGATGATCTTAGTAAAAAAGCTGAAGACGAAAAACATTATGCGGCAGCAATCAATGCTGAGGCTTTAAGAGGTAAGGCTGCAGGATTGTATGATCCAACAATAAGAATGGAGAGTGCTATTGAGAACTTACCGCGTGAGCAACTATTGCAAAAATTAAATGAGCTACAACGCAAAGGAATTCCAATTGTTAATGAAGAGAATGTCATTGAACAAGAAGAGACTAAGCCTGAACCAAAACTAATTGAGCACGAGGATTAAATACTGTTAGGCGTAAACATAAGTGTTTCAAGACACCACGTTTCAACATGCACTGCAGAATATCCTCTTTGCAATGCGCCTTCAATTGATTGGTTCTCAACATATATCCTCTTTGCCTCACATGTTTGCTCATTCATAAATAGTTCTCCGCTATATTTTACACTTGGCCAACCTTGTAATGACATTGCTGTAACGAGTAACCAAACCTTAATCATGCGTATCTGTGCTTTTTAAAAAAATAATCATACTAATATTGTAACATGAAAGAGTCCTACTTTGTTAAATTAATAAAGAAAAAGCTTACCTTTTATAACTGGTTGCGCATTGAGACTACAACCCTTCATGGGTTCCCTGATATGATTGGAGTTGCTCCACGTTTAGATACAATCTTTATTGAGGCTAAAGTTGCAACAGGTAACAAGATTAAGTTGAGCCCACATCAAATAGCAATGAACATTAAACTGTGGAAGGAGACTGGAGGATGTAATTACATATTGGTTTATCAGAAACACGCGAAGCACCTTCCCCCAGACACGATAAATCTGTATGAGGGAAGGCTTTCGCTAAATCTCTCACAAAACGGTGTACTCGAACCGCCAACGAGGGAAGGTTGGGATACTATATCTAGTTATCTTGAAAAAGTTCACGGTTCGCGTCCCAAAAAACCTAAGTAATCCGCCAACTATCTGGCACGATAACTTTTATTTTCGTACCTTATAATTCGACTTAGCTAATAAACCGCAGAACTCTGGGCTTTTTTCGTTTTTGGCGGTTTACCGTGACGCGCAACGGTAACATTGCTTAGGGTACCTGTGGATCATATCAAAAATGGCGGTTTTCCGCGGTTAATG